GAGCCTTGTTATTGCTATCAATAACCACATCCAGCCTGAACCGTTTCTCAAACCCTCCCTGACCGTCCGGCACCTTCTCCTCACAATAACGTGACATCTCAAGAAGCGAAGCCGTATCCAGATTCTGCGTTGAAATATACTCACCTAATCCAAAACGCTCATTGACTATCAAGTCCCGCAAACACCAGACAGGATTCGCCGAATACTTTTCCGTATAGATTGTTCCGTTCCATGTAAGCAAGGTGTCATCGGCAAGCAAGCGGTAATCACTTCCATCCCAGTAATAATCTTCCCAGTTAACCGGCACTCCCGCATTACGCACATCCGGAACCAGAACCTTTTTACCTTTAACGACTGCGGTAATGTTCGGCATCGATCCTGAAAGCTGATCGGTCGCAAGAAGCTGTAACCCCAAAAGAGCGGTATTCGGATAACTCAAATCATCCGTCTTGATCTCATCGATCTGAAAAAGTGAAAGATCGCCCTGCTTTAGCGGGTCAAGTGAACTGTCATCACTTGTGCGGGTAATGCGAATATCATACTGCCCCGGTGTGAGACCCGCCTTGCGGTAAACACGGCGCACAACTGAGCGTGACTTTGCCGAAATATTGGTAACGCCTAAATCTGTATACGTTCCCTCTGAGTGCAGTTTATACTCAACCCTGTAAGAAACACTCCAGCTCTGAATATCGCCTGAACTTGAATTCTGCTGGTACAGTCCGTTATTACAGCGCAAGTGAATCTCAAAGGCTTCCACATCAGAATCAACCGTAGTATAAACATAGGAATTATTTTTCGTGAGTGTGGCATTGACCGGATAGACATTGTGCAGATCCTCAAAATTTGAAATTAAATCCTGATTGTTCGTGCCGTAACGTTCCACAACTGAAACACCGTCAAAATTATTGATCGGATTGCTGTTGACCTCAATGTCGCTGATCGACTCTATTTCACCTTCACAAATTGCCAGCAAAACATTGAGATAATGATTGTCTCCATCCTCCCATAAAAACTGATTGATAATATTCCCGCCGACTCTGTGTTCTCCGTACACAAGCGCAACCGGCACGCCTACTTCCTGAATGGTCTGCACACCATCCCAGCCGTAGGTCGGCGATCCTTCATCCATACCGCTTGATCCTAAATTGAAGTCCGGCATCTTCGGCTGATTCATATACTGATAAATCGAATACGCCATGGATAACACAAAGAAGGTGAACAAGAACGGATGCGCCACCGCATACGCCCAGACCGCTGAAACAATCGCTGAAACAACCGCCACAACCGGAGCTTCGACTTCAGGAATAACCGTAACCTCATCACCCTCATCAAGACGCACGTCCAGATCATCAACCGTCTTGCCGGTAACAATGACACGCCGGTCAGCGTAATCAAAACCCGATTCGTTCAGATAATCACGCAGTGTCTTGCTTCTTGAAAAAGCAAAGTCTTTAATCTCTGCCTGATCGGTCTGAAACGGATTGTCTATTTTTCTAACCTTGATCATTTCTTTAACCTGTAAAACCCTTCTGTTTTCTGCTTCCAAGAAACATCATCAAGCCGTGATACGATCACACCCTGACGGCAACAGTGAATAAACCGCCTGTTCTCTAAAACCACACCCGCATGATTGGCGATCCCTCGTGAATTAACAAAAAGAATGCCGTCAAGCGGTTCGGGATCATCAACCCTTATCCAGTCGTTTGCATAATTCTCTTTAAAATAATCCCTTCCTTTAAGCCCCCAGACCTTGCTGTACTGCAAGTCCTCAATATCAAACAGTGTGAAACCCAGATCCGCATAAACCAATTTCAAGAAGCCCCAACAATCCAAACCGTCCATCGTGCGTCCTCTATGACGGTAGGGAATACCGAGATACTTATCGATTATGAACCGCTCTACATCACGTAAATTCGTGTTGTCGGTACAGACGGAAACGCCCCGAACCGGCTGTAATTCCCGAGTTGTTTGCAACGCTGTTTTGTCTTGTTGCATACCGCTTCTCCTCCTGAATACCCGCACTCTGCGGACTTAAATTTCCATGCGCAGTAATTGCGTGAATACCTGCGTGACGGAAGATCAACGCCGAGAACATCAAACTTGCTTGTAAGCGTGAACTCGACATTACTCTGATCCGCCGTGTAACTATCAATAAAAAACACATCATCGATATAAGCGTCCGGATCGGATAATTGATCAGCCCAGACCATACGGATGATGACTTTCTTTCCCCGAAAATCGTACTGCTCCAGATACGACTGAATAAGCCGTGATACATTGCCGAGCCTGACCTTAACTTGATCGATCTGACCCTGATTGTTCTCACCGATATACTCATGCGTGACAGGAAACTTTGAATACACGGTTCCGTTAAAAGTCACCTCCTGATCAAAGCCCGCCAGATTAAGATCATTCACACCGTCGTACTCTTTAAGCGTGTAAAGAAAAAGCGGTGCGTTTTCTCTCTTGGCTTTCTCGGCTCTAAATGTTGCGTCAATATTTCTGGGCATTACTTCACCTCAATAAACTCAAATTCAAAGTCGTATACCTCGTGCGCTTTCATTGAGAATTTAAAACTGTCCTCCACAAAGCGGACGTTATACTCAACCGAATCATTAGGATTCGTCCACGTAAAGACCATAAACGAACCGTACTTGCTCTTGAAAAAATCCCGCACCGTTTCCATATCCGCTTTTATGCGGTTGTTAAATCTGAGCGTCCATTTACTTGCAGGATCCGCCCATTTACGCCTGCGCTGTTCAACGCCGTTTTCAAACTCTGAAACAAGCGTCTTATATTCCAGCGTTTCCTCAAAAACAAAGTCCGGCAACACATTAAAATCACTCATGCGTAACTCCTGATAACCGACCTGATCTTGCCGTTATTGTAAATATCATCAGCAATGGCGTTTGATAACATCTTGCGATTACGCCACACGTCCTGTGCGTCCCACGCCTGAATAACCTGATTGACATTAATCGTTACTCCTTCACCACGAGCTGATTCACCACGGTTTAACGCACGCAAATTGTCCGACCCTCCCAGCGCACGCATGCCACGCCGTGACAGCACTCCTTCACCGGTCTGTGCGATAATCGGCACTTCATCCGGGGCAAGACCGCTGTGCGCTTTTATAAATCCTCTGTGTCCACGAGTGATCATGCCTCCCTGATGAAATAAACTACCGACCGCCACACCAAATATCTGCCCGCTAGGTCCAGCCATTGCTGTAAACATCTTCATCAAAAGAAGCCTTGCCAGTATGTTTGAGATCATCTGCAACACCGCACGCCCGAAGTCCGCAAACACTTCTTTGATACTGCGAAGCTCTCCGGTAAACGCTTTAAAGAAAAACTGTGAAAATGCGTTTTGCATATTGCGGGCTGACTGCTTGGCAAATTCCTGCATCGCATTAAACTGCTCAGCGGTATTTTTCGCCCCAACTTCAACCTGATTGATAACCGTTTTTAAAACTTCCGCAGTCTTACCGCCGGTCTCCTGAATCTTTTCAAAGATAATGTTGTAATGACGCAAGGCTTCGTCCGAACTGATCCCGACACGGCGTGCCGCATTCTGAAATATTTGCGCTGTTTTATCTGCCGTCTCTTTTGCTTTCGCATCAATCTTGCTGTACTGTTCAACCACTTCCTCTGCATTTTCATTGCTCTGGCGGGCAACATTCTTGAGAATCTCTGCTGTGTTGTCACCGGTATCCTGAACCTTCGCAAAAACAAGTTCATACTGTTTCAACGCTTCCTGTGCGCTTTCCTCAGCCGCAAGATTAAACGCAATCCGGGCTTCTTCCAGACCCTGCGTTAAACCGTCGATATTAAACTGAACCGTTCTGTCCTCAAGCGATTGCGAAAACCGCTCCACCTCAAGTGCGGCCTGTCTGTAGGTATTACCGACACTGCCGGGCAGTTTACCGAGCAATTCATAAAACTTGATCAGCGGAACCATCAGCTTTTGCAGAAAATCCGTTCCGAAACGCAATAAGCCGTTAAGCGCCGTTGTTATCCCCTGAATAAATCCTTTAACCGCAATAGAACCGTACTCAAGAAGCGTGAATATTCCTGTCACCAGATGATTCACGAAGCCCTGCAAAAATCCGAGAACATGCCAGAGAACCTGACCTGTTTTCTCGGCAAAATCCGTCCAGCGGGCTTTTAACATCTGAACCTTTTCATAGTTGCTGGTGATCTCAAGATTAACCGCTTCAAGGTGAGATTTACTCTGATCGAGGATGTGATTCGCAAGAGCCTGTGCCATGTGATACTTCTTGACCTCATCCGCACTTTTACCGGTTGCCTGTGCGAATTCTTCAGCGGCTTGTTTTAAAGAAAGCTGTAAACCGTAAGTACGCCTTAATGTCGTAACCAGACCTCCGGTTACGGCACTTGAAATATTTTGAAAGGCTTCTTCGGTAGTCGTGCCGAATATTCGTGCTTCTACACGTGCCTGACGCATGAGGGCAGTAACCTGATCCATGTTGAGCCCCTGCGCCATCAACGCCGAAACTTTATCCGCAACATTTGAAAAATTAACAGTCGCTCCTGAAGCCTCCATAATGGCTTTTTGCATTTGCATTGCGTTTATACCGACACTCTCAGCCATACGTCCGAAACTGTCCTCGATCTGTTTCGCCTTAGCTCCCAGTTCCATCAAATCCCACGCTTTACGCAACGCCATGATTGCGGCCGTCACGGACGCAGTGATCGCAAGCCAGTTCTTCTTCCACGAATTGGCAAACCTCTGCAAGTTACCTCTTACGCCTTCCAGGCGCTTTGAGGCTTCATCTCGCATTTTTAAAATTATGGATAACTGTTTATTTGTCATCGTTTAAATCGGTTCCTTCTTTTCTCAAGCTCAATTTCAATGGAATGAAGTTCTTTCTCAATGACCTCAAATGCATCGATCAGTTTGGCTGACTGATCAATCCATCCGCCGGTGTTGGGAAGATAGCCGTTCCTGTAAAACTGAAATGCCCTTAAAAAATTCGCTGACTGGCGTGTCACGATTTTAAAAGGGCATCCTCTGTACTGCTGACCGTTAATCTCCCAGATCTCCTGACCCGGCACTTCATACTCACATCGAATTTTTCTCCCTTTCAGACAGCTGTGGCAGTTCACGGTGAGGTCGCCCAGATGAACTGCCAGAATCAGTTTTTTTCTTCTTCCTCCGTGAGCTTGGATTCATTCAAAATCACTTCCGCCAGTTCCTGACGCAATTCATTGGGAAACATCGCAATGATCCTGTCCGGCAAAACATTGCGCATTTTGCCCGCATAATGAATCGTCTCGAACTTTAAATCCACCGGTTTGCTTGTTTGCGGATCGAGAAAATTATCCATACCCTTTAATCCAAACTTGATCGCCATGATCTGTCGCTTGTTCCAGTTCAAACGAACCTTCGCCTTATCATTGGGATTCGTTGAACTCATCTCATAAGAACTGCTCTCATCATCAACCTCTGCCCTTAATACCGGATCCAGCAAGCCGATATGAAACACAGTCGGATTCTCTTTATCCGGATCCATTTTTGAAACATATTTGCGGGTCGAATTCACATCAATACCTGTTAACATTTTCAATACCTCCTGTTTTTATAAAAGTAATAGTGCCAGCTCGTCATCACCCGGATCCATAGAGCCTGTTAAGTCAAACGAAGTCTGCGCAAGCTGAATACCGTCACGGTCTCCGTCATCAATTTTGTTGTACACAATGCCCGGCGCATAAACCCTGAACTTGTTGCCTTCGGTCTCGCCGTAAGCCAGATCAAGCACCATAGGCGTATTGTTAAACCATTTATTGAAGAAATCGTGTGTTGCTACCGGCACCATTTCCGGATTAAACGATCCCTGCATATCCCGTCCGGTGATTATGTACGACAGAACACCTTTTGCGTCATCGATCTTGTCTTTTGAAGCAAGAGTGTTGGACACATCAATTTCAAGCTCGCCCACATTAAGCGATACACCGTCACATGACATGACTGCGTTTAAAAGCACCGGCGGTATAGTGCTGTCAAAATCAATTCCGGTAAG